CAGCTTTCGCTGTTCTCGGGGGAGTTTAACTTCTCCGTGGCCCTTGTAGACAATTAGACACTGTCTATTTAGGGTATCTCGTCTTAGTCTCAGCCTACCTAGGAGGTCGTACCTCTTATAGCTGACCTAATAACCCTAGCTTTGGAGTTGGTAATGCGCAACGGGATCCCTCGTCTTGAGGGCGTCCGACCGAGAGGTCGGAGGGATGATCGTAGTTCGAAATCCTACGATTTTTCCCAGCTCGAATTAGTAAAAACGAAGCGCACGCCCATTTCAGTTCATACAACTGAGTGGAGTGCGTTTCGCAATACTGATGCGAATGGAATCGCTTCTTCTCAGGCCGATCATATCGTCTCTGAGAACTTCGGGCTTTACTTGAATACCTTTATCGGTGTTCAAGATCCTTTCTGGCGCGACAAAGTGAAGAAGGGTCAGAGCGCCACTACTAACTGTAGTGGTACTCGCCTTTCCTATTCTCTTGGTTTCTACTCCCTTAGGGGAGCGAGCAAGAGTACTTTGCCCAACAATCATACATCAACCTTTGTGGAACAGTGGGGATACAATCATGTATCCTCTACCCCACCTACGATTGATGTACCATCTGCTAGTGTTATAACTGATGTCACGAACCGTGCTATACGAAAGCTTGTTGACCGTATAGACGCTGCAAGAAGTAGCGTTGAATCCGGTCAAGACTTTGGTGAATATCATCAAAGTTTGCGATCGTTCCTCCGTCCTGTTGACTCCTTAAAACAATATGTGCTTTCTTACTTCCCGCTCGTCAAGAAACGAACGCGAGGCATGAGGGGGCATAATATTGCTAAGGTAGTCGCGGACACATACCTTGAGTGGCATTTTGGTTGGAAGCCTCTAGCCGAGGACGTCGCTGATGCGTACTCCGGTTTAACCGGTAATACACATCTTGACGTCGTTCCCGTCTATGCTTCTGCTCGTATGCCATTTTCTTCCACCGTTTCTGCTCCTGCGAGTCTCGCGACTCTCGGTCCAGTGACGGCAAAATACAGAACTCGAATGATATCCGAGTATTCTGTTCGGTTCAAGGGTGCTGTGAGGACAGGTTGTTCGGTATCGGGTCTCTTACCTACGGAGGCTGTGTTGCAGTTGGATCTGCCACACTTCCTTCCGACGGTTTGGGACCTGGTTCCGTACTCCTTTATAGCTGACTATTTCGTCAATATTGGCGATATAATCAAATGCTGGAGTTGTGGTACAAGGAATCTGGCGTGGGTGCAACGAACCACTAGGACGATTACACGTCGTGTAATCGATACTTATGGCGAGGTGCAACTGCCCCTGAGTCCAAATACCGTCCTTACGGATACTCCAGGTTTCGGTTCGCACGATGAGGTAATTCGTACGGATTTTGCACGGCTCAGGATTGATGATCCGGGTACCATTCGGCCTTCGTTGGAGTTTCATCTTCCAACTAGCCCTTGGCCCTACATCAATCTTGGTGCCTTGCTTTTATCCGGTGGGTTGCCTCTTCAGTCGCAGCTTCTAAAGGCTTATCGCTCTTAGTGGCTGTTTAACCATTACTTCCCTTTAGTGAGCAACAATGTCACTCACAGTCAGCTCTCCCGTAACAGGGAGTGCTCAAACAGGGTTTACGTCCCCGACGTATACCTTGGTAGCAGACGTGGCTCCGACGAGTTCCGGCAAACAGTATGCAGTTTCCGCCATAGGCGGCACTCAGGCTGGTGTCGATTCTTCGTCTACGCCTAGTCGTCCGTTTACCTGGCTCGGCTCTCGGCCTGCGGTCCTTAAAGGACTTCAGCCAGTCGATCCGGTGACGGGTATCCTGAAAAGCGTTCCGCGTAACGTTTATTCGATTAGCGTTAAGAAAGGCGTGACACCTCTTGCAGGTCAAGCTTCCGTGCCGGCTTCATACCGGCTCGATTGCTCTGTTCCTGCAGGAGCTGATAGCGCCGACGCTGCGAATCTACGTGCGGCCCTGTCGTTGCTTATTGGAAGTCTTAATCAGATTTCCAGTAGCCTCGGCGACACCCTAGTGACTGGGATCATCTAGTGATAGGTGGTTCCGGTCTCTTAGGTGGCTAAACTTCCCAACCATGGCATCTTAAAGACTCCTTAGGAGCTTTTGATGATAAATCATGATTCAGGAAATTCGGGAGTGGTTTCGGAGCCACTCGGCCGCAATTCTCTTGACTACCGTAGCTCTTCAGAATTCGCACCTTTTGGGTTCG